AATGATACAAGGACTTGACCCCTCACTTAGAAACTTTGGTTGGACTCTCATTCGTGATGACGGACACTTCTTGGATAAAGGCACGATGAAAACAGACGCAAAAACCATGTTCGTTGAACGCTACATCACTCTTAGAGAGGGTTTAAGAGAGATCGTACAACAAGTACGAGCAGATCATCCAGATGAAATTCTGAGAGTTGGGATAGAGTCTCCCATCTTTAATGATCTTTACTCAGAGGGTATGTATGGTCTGTTCCTATACTCTAATGAAGCCCTCATGCTTGAGAAGTGCGACACTGTATACCTTTCACCTAATCAAGTTAAATCCCATGCTTCTGCATACCTTAATAGACCTAAAGGTTGGAAAATGCAGAAAGGCGATATGGTAGACGCCGCCAAGCAAGCTACACAAGGACAAGGGGCAAAGAGGTGGAACAATCACCAAGCGGATGCCTTTTGGGTAGCTAAAGCGGCGAGTCGCTTTTGGCTCTTAGTCGAAGAACAGATCACCATAGATGACTTGTCCGACCTAGAGCGTAGACACTTTACTGACTTTGAACGCTATGTGAGAGGTAAGAAAGCGGGTAAAGTGAAGCGTAAAGGGATCACCCATAAAGAAGATGATCGCTTCTTCAGATGGTCAGAGACTTAAAAACCTCTCTTACCCTAGTCTTACAAACCTGGATCAAAGTTGTTGCCACCAAATCCTTTATCTTTAACTTTGATATGCTTTTTCAAAGCATACATCCTCCCCCAGTCGTGTCCTATAGCTCCTTTAATGTCTCCATCAATTCTTTCCCTTGTACCAAAGAAAATACTGGTATTAATCGACTGACCCACTGAATACTCATTACTATGACCAGCATTTAGTTTGATAACCTTAAGATAAAAGTCACCTCTTGATCTAAAGTGGTGATACTGTAAAACAGTACCAGGTTTGAAGTGGTAGATTTTAGCTGGCCCCATAGTAGTACCAGTTATCTCTTGCCCTCTCCCTTTCATTTCAGTCTTCAGTTCTAAAATTGCGTTCATTTCTATTGGAGCAATGGGGTCAAGTTTTTCGTTTAGAAATCCTTTTCCTTTTAGATTACTTTTTGCCCATTTCTCAACGAAGTTTGATTCTCGACCTTTCCACCAGACATTAGCATAATTAGGCATCTTGCTATAATCACCATCTATAGGTTCTATCACTTGAAAGCGATATTCATAACCCTTTATGACTATTGAAGTATGATAAAACTTTTTATCACCTGTTTTTTCTTTGTATGTCCTCACCCCACTGTGTTTATTGCTAAAGGTAACAAGAGCTGGTTTTTCAAAGTAACTCTTTATCTCTTTTCTTATAACCCTAGCTTGCTTTTCTAGGGTCTTTGGTACAAGACCTTTACCAATAGCTTTAAGTGTCTTAGTGAAAGACGAAACTTTTGACTTCATCACATCAATGTTGGCAATTAAACTATCTAGTTGATCTGAAATGAATGGGTCGGTCTCACCTTCAGCTTCAACCTCAAGTTCGGTTTTCAAAGATTCATACTTTGAAAGAATAGACTTAGCTTTTTGAAGCAATCTATCTTGGTTATGGTACTCATCTAAACTAGAAGCAAAACGAGAAGCAAACTTACTCTGAATCGTATCTATATCTTCGATGAATTCTTCAACTTCAATCTGAAGATCTTGTAATTCTATTAATAAGTCTTTCATTATCAACCCCTTGAAAAGAGTGAGTTTTCGTAAGTAGAGCAATCATGTGAAAGACGATCTTCTAGTGCTGATGTTTTCTCGTGTCTAGCAAGACGAACAGATTCATCTGGAATAGGACATTGAACAAGAGCTTTTTGGAAAGGTAGCGAGTTAATACCTCTTGGGTTACCAATCATAACCTTAGTGTGCTTATGACCAGCAAAATCACGAATGTAATGAACATTATCATCTGCATATCCATTGGTTGGTTTCCCTAGAACCTTTGGTACATGAGCGGCACAAACTACAGGGGCACCACCTTTGATTGAGATATGTTCTACTGCACCAGAAACTTCACCATAGAAACCATTTACTGACTTCCATCTTGTTTTGATCCATGCTTTTGAGACACTTCTACCTAAAGAACTTCCATCATTGCCTGACAATGCAGACTTCATCCCAAAAGAAGTTTTCTTGAAAAGGTTAAAGGCTACAGGCACACCATCATCAAAGTGAACATACCATACCTTATATTTGCCAACTAAGACCTTTGGGTCTTTAATTGTAATACCAATCTTTTTATAAGTGGTAGTGTACATACTCCAAACATCACTTAAGTAAGATTGACGCTCTGGACCTGTTAATACTTTCCATCCGTTGTAGTCTGTTAACTGTAAAGACTCCTCAATAGCTTCTTGTTCACTTGGTTGGTATGATCGAGCCAACTTTGAACTTCCAAGTAGTCCAATGACAAACTTAACACCTTTTTGTGTTAGGACTGTCATATCTACATCTATTTCCATAAAGTCTACTATTTGCTCTCCGTAAACAGTTTCTGCATATCCTTTACGAGTCCAATCTTTGATTGTATTTTCAACAACCCTAAACTCAAAACCAATATCATCAAGGTTGATATGGTGTGGATCTTCCATAAGATCTCTAAAGTTAATGCGTAAGTTGTCCATTCTTTCCTTGATGTTAACTGCTAGAACCATCTCATGTCTGTTAGATTGTCTTTCTAACTTTGCGATTCTCATCTCAAGGTTTCTGATTACTTCTGATGCTGATCTTTTCATGGTTATCTCTTTTCTGCCATATAAACTGTCCAAATCAATGCACGAGCGATAACCCTATCTTTTTCCTTTTCCCCCTCAGAAAGAGAGCGATAAGAAGCGTCTGCTAAAGCAATACGGTTATCTCGTTTTTCTGGTTGAGTCTCGTATCGTGGATCGTCAACATTGTATGCCGCATACGACCAACCATCGTGGACTGAATCAGCAACGATCTCGATTAGTTTCTTATCATCTGGATTTGATAATACAAGGTTTAGGTTTTCCATAATCGCTTCAAGTGCATACAAACTTGAATACTTGTTAGCTTCATAGCCAAAAGTACCAGGTTTGCTCAAACCATATCCGTACTCTTTATCAAGAGCCTTGTCAGAAATATTAGTGGCTCTTTTGATGTCCACAAGGCTTCGATTCCTCGGTGGTCTTGGGATAGATCGTGCAACCTTTACAGAAGAACGCCTTTCAAGACGAGCGATACGATTCTCAAGGTCATTGATTACATCAGACGCTCTGCGAGTCCTACGACCCATAAGCATATCTTCAATGTCCTGTAGTTCAAGAGCATCGTTATTAAGCTTACGATCTTTGTCTCTCCTAAGTTCTTCTTGTTCCATTCTTAAAATGGATTTTTCTAGCAGTGGGTTAAAGTGTTGAATATCTTCGATGAACTCTTGGACTCTCCTAATTTCTTCTTCAACCTCATCGAGATCAAGACTTTTAATAAACCCAACATCGACCCTCTTAACATTCCCATTTAGTTCGTTATACTTATCAATGAGTTTATAGAGATCAACTCTTTTTCCCGCTCTGCGTTTCATCTGAAGTACCTTTCTGTAAAGTAATATAAGGTTATTAAATGAAAGGTATAAAGAAACTATGAAAAATGTTCTCTTAAAAGGCACGGAAAAGTCGTTTGACTACTTTGTGAGATCTCATATCACTTCTTACCCTAAAGTATCTCTCAGTAGAGATAAGGATCTTGAGATTAAATCTTTTGTAAAACAAGTGATCGAGAAAAAAAGATCAGAGGGTGGACAATACTTTAAAGATCCAGAATCTCTAGCTAAGAGATATTACACAGGTTGGGGTGGGGAGTGTGCAGTTGAACAATACATAGGGAAATCCTTTGTGGACTTTACCATAGGAGACTCTAATGACTATTATGTACCCGACTTGAGATCAGCAGGGTATGAAGTAGGTGTTAAGACGGTGAATATGGGGGATTTTCCTTTATTGAGGAAACCCACACCTAGTTCATCAAACACCCCTCAAATCATTGTTTTACGAGAGTCTAGGTACGACTATTACATTTGCGGATTAGCAACCTACAAAGTAGTAAATGACCCCTCAAACTTTTCTCAGTTGTTGGTGCGTAGTGGGGGAGTCTTAGAGGTAGGGGTCAAGTCTGCGTTTTATCGCTTTGACCTTCTCTCCCCTCTTTAGTTTGAAGAGTAACTTGTAGGGTCTTTTGTTACTCTTCATTCCTATAAGGTGAACCCACCCACTCTCCCCAAAAGGAACAAAATGCAGTTTCAAGATCGTGAAAGTCAACTCAGATCGCAGAGCAACCTACAATGGAAGCTGTACCAAGAGTACAAAAACGCTTCTGAGAACGCTTCTGACGCAGAGGAAGCAGATCGCCTTATGGAACAGGCAATGAAGCATAAAGAGTGGTTCTTGGTTGCATATAATCAGTTACCAAAACAAGAAATTCACTTTGATGATTATTACAAGTTTGACGCACGCCAGATGCGATTCAGACCAAACCCTCTTTTTACAGTGAGTAGACTGCCCTCTCAGTTTCGTAGACCATCTATTCAGTTGTGGAGAAGAAATTAATCTTCATCTATTTCAGTCCACCCGAGGACTGTATATCCATA